TTGCCCCGCGGCCCTCTTCCTGACCCGAAGCATCATCGGCGCCACGCTCCGACGATCCCGACCACGAAGCTCCCCGCCCGCGGGCGCTCCGGCCCCGCTCCCCGGATCCCGAAGGGTGCGCTCGGAGCGGCCGGTACCGCGTGGTGGAAGTGGGCGTGGGCGACGCCGCAGGCGGCAGCGTGGGATCCGGGTGCGTTCTCAGTCCTGCTGCGCCGGGCGGCACTCGAGGATGATCTCGCCACGTCCGGCCGTGTCGAGGGGCTCGACTTTTTGGAGGTCCTCGAGTCGGAGACGCAGGCTGAGGTGCGCCGGGCGGTCAGCCGGTTGGCGAGTTTGGCCACCGGCCGGCTCGGGATCATGCGGGAGATGCGCGAGCTCGACGACCGGCTCGGTCTGACTCCGAAGGCGATGGCGCAGCTCCGCTGGACGGTCGTCGCCGAAGATCCCGCCGACCAGGCCGCCGACGACGATTCGGGTGTGGCGAGGTTGGAGGAGCGGCGCCGGAGGCTGGCCAGTGCGTGAGCGGATCATCGCGCCAGACCATGATCGTGACCGGTCGTTGGGCTGGCTGGCGCTCGCCTGGATAGAGCATTTCTGTGTCCATGGGCCCGGCGACGTCGAGGGCCGTTCCCTCCGTGGCGACGACCCGGAGGGACTGCCCCTAGATGACGAGTTCGCCGGGTTCGTCGTCGACGCCTACGCCCTGAACGGCCAGGGGCGCCGCCTGTACGACTCGGCGTTCATCTCCCGGGCGAAGGGGCGCGCCAAGTCCGAGCTGGCGGGCCTCCTGGTGCTGTGGGAGGGGATGGGGCCGTGCCGGTTCGCCGGCTGGGCCGAGGGTGGCGAAGTGTTCCGCTGGCGGGACTTCATCTACCGGTACGTGGCCGGCGACCCGATGGGCCGGCCCGTCACCTACCCGTTCGTGCGCTGTCTGGCCACGGAGGAGACCCAGGCGGGCAACACCTACGACAACGTCTACTTCAACCTGACCGAGGGGCCGCTGGCTGAGGGTCTTGCCGGCAACGCCGCCGGGTTGACCCGGATCTTCCTCCCGAACGGCGGGGAGATCGTCCCGTCGACGGCGTCGTCGTCGGCGAAGGACGGCGGGAAGGAGACGTTCACGGTCTTCGACGAGTCGCACCTGTACCAGACGCCGGAGCTGCGCCGCATGTACGTGACGGTCGACCGGAACTGCCGGAAGCGGCGCGAGTCGACCCCGTGGGCGTTGCAGACCTCGACGATGTACCAGCCGGGTGAGGATTCGATCGCGGAGCGGACCCATGCCCGGGCCCGGGCGATCCTCGAGGGGAAAGCGAAAGCGCACCGCCTGCTGTTCGACCATCGGGAGGCGCCCCCGGATGTCGATCTGGCCGACCGGGACGCGGTCGTCGGCGCGCTCCGGGAGGTTTACGGCCCGTTCGCCGAGGTGATGGACCTCGACGGGATCGTGGAGAACGAGTTCTGGAACGTCGAGAAGGACGTGGAGGACTCGCGGCGGTACTTCTTCAACCAGCCGACCGCGGCCCGGGATGCGTGGATGACCCATCCGGAGTGGGCGGCCTGCGCTGAACCGGAACGGACGGTCGCCGACCAGGACACGATCGTGATGTTCTTCGACGGGTCGAAGTCCGATGACGCCACGGGGCTGGTCGGCTGCCGGGTCGACGACGGCCACCTGTTCGTGATCGGCTGCTGGGAGAAGCCCGAGAACGGCGACGGGTGGGAAGTCCCGAGAGCCGAGGTCGACCTCGAGGTCCGCCGTGCGTTCGACCGGTTCGACGTCGTAGCGTTCTACGCCGACGTCCGCGAGTTCGAGCAGTACGTCGACTCGTGGGCTGCGGAGTTCCGTGACCGGCTGGCCGTCGACGCCACGGGTGGCAGGCATCCCCATCCGGTGGCGTGGGACATGCGCGTCAAGGTCCCGGAGTTCACGGCTGCGTGTGGGCGGATGCTGGTCGATGTCGCGGACCGGGCGGTCACCCATGACGGCGATTCGCGGCTCCGCCGGCATGTCCTCAACGCCCGCCGCGCCCCGAACAAGTGGGGGGTGTCGATCTGCAAGGAGGGACGTGAGTCGCCGAAGAAGATCGACTTGGCGGTGTGTGCGGTCGGGGCCCGGCAGGCCCGCCGGGACGTGATCGCGTCCGGGAAGCTCGACAAACGCCGGCGGCGCACCGGGAAGGCGGCGTTCCTGTGATCCTCACCGAGTCCGAGGTGGTCGACTGGACCGTCCGGCTGTTGAAGACCCGCAAAGCGGAAGCGGAGAAGCTGACCCGGATCCACCAGTACTGGAAAGGCGACCAGCCGCTGCCTGTCGCACCTCGTGGTGTTCCGGTCGAGGTGAAGAGGATGGCGCAGATGTCACGCGTGAACGTCCTCGGCCTGGTCGTCGACGTGCTCGCCCAGTCGCTGTATGTGGTCGGCTACCGGGAGCAGGGCGAACCGTCCGACGACGAGGTGTGGGAGGTGTGGCAGGCCAACGCCCTTGACGCCCATCAGACCGGTGTGCACCGAGCCGCGCTCGCCTACGGCACGTCATATGTGCTGGTGTTGCCGGGGGATCCGGGGCCGGTGGTGCGGGGTGTGTCACCCCGGCGGCTGACCGCCCTGTACGGCGAGGATCCGGACTGGCCGGAGGTGGCGCTCGAGGTGCGCCGCACCGACATGGGGACGTCGTATCGGCTGTACGACGCCGAGGCGGTCTGGTTCCTCGACGAGGGCGAGAAGCGGCCCGGGTCGGACTGGAACCCGGTCCTCGACGAACGGCAGGTGCACGGCATCGGCTCATGTCCGGTGGTCCGGTTCCGCAACCATGACGATCTCGACGATGACCTGTCCGGTGAGATCGAGCCGCTGATCCCGTTGCAGGACCAGATCGACTTCACCACGTTCGATCTGCTCGTCGCCCAGCATTTCCAGTCGTTCCGGCAACGGTACGTGCTGGGGTGGACGTCGGAGTCGGAGACGGAGAAGGCGAAGGCGGCGGCGTCGAGGCTGTGGACGTTCGACGACCCGGACGTGAAGGTCGGCGAGTTCGGCCAGACCGACCTGTCCGGCTATCTCAATTCGCGGGAATCGACCCTGCAGCATCTGGCGACCATTTCGCAGACCCCGCCGCATCATCTCCTCGGCAAGCTGGTGAACCTGTCGGCCGAGGCGCTCGCCGCGGCCGAGTCCGGGCAGCGCCGCAAGATCGCCGAACGGGAAGTGCTGTTCGGCGAGGCGTGGGAACAGACCCTCGGCTTGGCAGCCCGGCTCGAGAAGCGGGAGGTGTCCGCCGGTGCGCAGGTCCGGTGGCGGGACACCGAAGCCCGGGCGCTCGCTTCCACGGTCGACGCGCTCGGGAAGATGGCGCAGATGTTGAACGTCCCGCCGGCGATGCTGTGGGAGAAGATCCCCGGCTGGACCCAGCAGGACGTCGAACGGGCCAAGGCGGAACTGGCGTCCGCCGACGCGATCGGTGGCCTGGCCGCTCTCCTCGACCGGCAGATGGGCGGAGGGGACGGCGGCTGATGGCGGCGACCGTCGTCGGCCGCGGGCTGACCGAAGCGCACCGGCGTGGCCAGCTCCAGATCCGAGCCCGGACGATCCGCGAGGTGCTGGCCGTGTGGCCGATGTTCGACCCGGAACATCCTGCCCGCACATGGTCCGACCTGGAACGTCTCCTGCTGGCCATCATCGGCGCCCGGGCGGGCGATTCGGCCCGGCTGGCCGCCGTGTACTTCCAGGCGTTCCGGATGGCCGAAGGCGCCGCCGGTACGGCCACACCGGTCGTGGCGTCGACCCCGCCGCCCGACGAGCTCGTCCGCTCCCTCAGGTATGTCGGGATCGTCGGCCCGGAGAAGCTCCTCGCCGCCGGTGTCCCCGACGTGGCCGCCCGCACGTTCGTGAACGTGTCCGGAGACGTGACCCGTCATGCCCTCAACGCCGGCCGTGACACCCTTGTCCGCTCCGTCGAGGCGGACCGGCGGGCGGTCGGCTGGGCGCGTGTCACCGATTCGAACCCGTGCTCATTCTGCCGCATGCTCGCCTCCCGTGGGCCTGTGTACCGGACCGAAACCGGTGGCGGGTTCCAGGCCCATCTGAGCTGCGGCTGCACCGTCGAACCCACCTATGACGCTGACGCTCCATGGCCCGGCCGGGCCGCCGAGTGGCGCGACCAGTGGGATCAGGTCACCCGTGGCAAGTCGGGGGCGGCGGCCCGTAAGGCGTTCCGCCAGGCCGTCGAAGGACGGGTCCCCGCCACCACCTAACCCCACTCGCCCCGTCCCCAGGGGTGAGGCGCGCTGACGGCCGGGCGCTGAAACCGGCCGGACACTCCACCAGGAGGCCAACATGCCCGACGACCCGAAGTCGGATCCGACCCCGGACCCGAAGCCGGACGACCCCAAGACGTTCACGCAGGCCGACATCGACAGGATCGTCGCCGACCGGCTGAAGCGTGAGGCGGCCAAATACTCCGATTACGACGACCTGAAAGCCAAAGCGGCCCGGCTCGTCGAGTTGGAGGAGAAAGACAAGACCGACGCCCAGAAGCTGGCCGATTCGAACCGGGCCCTCGAGGACCGGGCGAAGAATGCCGAACTGGACGCCTGCCGGATGCGGATCGCGATCCGCAAAGGGCTCACCGAAGCTCAGGTCAAACGTCTCGTCGGCGCCACCGAGGAGGAACTCGAAGCGGACGCCGACGAGCTCCTCGAGGCGTTCAAAGCGAAGGATGACCAGACCCCGCCGGCCGCCGGCCGGCCGAAGGAGAAGCTCCGTCCGGGCGCGGTGCCCGACGCCGAACCGGAGGAGACCGACCCGGCGAAGCTGGCCGCTTCGGTACCCCGCCATTTCTGACACACCCGCACGGTTCGCCACGAGCCGCTGCGTGGTCCCCTTTCCACATAGGAGGTTGTCGTGGCGAACACATTCCTGAAGTCAGAAACGATCGCACGGACCGCTCTCGGCCTGTTGCAGCGCGAGATCGTCCTGCCCCGCCTGGTGTGGGGCTACGGCGCCGCCGATTTCCGTGGCGCCAAGGACGACACGGTCACGTTGCGCCTCCCCGCGGTCCTGTCCGCCCGAGACTACGAGTGGCGCACCCGCGGTTCGGCGATCGTGATCGACGACCTGACCGAGGTCGGTGTCGACGTGACGTTGGACACCCACCCGTACTCGGCGGTGGCGATCACCGACGAGCAGCTCACCCTCGACATCGTCTCGTTCGGTGAGCAGGTGCTCATGCCGCAGGTCCGTGCCGTCGCCGAACGGCTCGAGAACCTGATCGCGACGACGATCGAAGGTGCGACGGTCCCCGCCGCTTCGGCGTTGACGCACACGATCGGCACCGACGATGCCTACGTCACCGCGTTGGCGGCCCGCACCCAGCTGAACCTGAACAACGTGCCCATGTCGGAACGGGTGCTGCTCCTCGGAGCGAACCTCGAAGCCGACTTCTTGGGGTCGGAACGTCTTTCCGACGTGGACCGGTCCGGGTCCGATTCGGCGTTGCGGGACGCGTCGATCGGCCGGGTCGCCGGCTTCACCGTCGTGACGTCGAACGCCATCGACCCTGACGCCGGCTACGCGTTCCACCGGACCGCCGTCGCGTTCGGGAACGTCGCCCCGGTCGTCCCCGACGGGGTCAACGCCGGCGCGTCGGAAACGTATGCGGGGCTGGCGATGCGGTGGATCCGCGACTACGACCCGAACTATCTGCGTGACCGGTCGGTCGTGTCGTCGTTCGCGGGGGCGGCCTCCGTGGAGGACGACGGGTCGGAGAACACCCGGCTCGTGACGATCAACGCTCCGGGTTCGTAACGATGGCGTCGCTGCCTGCGCTCGTTTCCCTCGAAGAGTTCGCCGCGAGGTTGGGAGGCATCGCCGCGGCCGACGAGGAACGGGCGCAGGCAGCCCTCGACGACGCGTCGGCGCTGATCCGCGTCGAGGCCGGTACGGAGGACTGGGTCGACGACGAAGGCGCTTTGGAGACGGTCCCCGACGTGGTCGTCGCCGTCTGCGTCGCGGTGGCCGGCCGGGCGTTCCGCAACCCGGACGGCCTGCGTTCCGAACAGATCGGCACCTACTCGGTCAGTTACGGGGACACGACGTCGACCGCGGTGTACCTGACCGCGGCGGACCGGCGGATCATCCGCCGTGCCGTCGGGCTCATGTCGCTCGGGTCGATCGAACTGGAAAGCGGCTACGCCCCGAACATCGTCAGCGTCCCGGTCGACATCGGCGGCGACCCGATCCCGTGGGTCACCATCGGAGACGAGGCGCTCTGATGGTCCGGGTCGTGGTCCGCCCCGCCGCCGTCGACGAGCTCGTCCGCCGACCCGAGATGCTCCGGGGGCTCCGGACGGTCGGTGAAGCGATCCAGGCCGAAGGGGAACGGATCGCGCCCCGGGAGGCGTCGCTGCCGTCGGACCGCCGCCGCCATTACGCCGACATGTTCGACACCCAGGCCGGGTTCGATTCGGCTGGTGCGCTGGCCACCGTCAACAACCGCCATTTCATCGCCCTGTTCGTCGAGTTCGGCACGATCCACAGCCCACCCCGGGCGGTGCTCCGCCGGGCCCTCGACGGTGCCCGGGGGAGACTCGGATGACCGAAGGCGAACTCGTCGCCGGCCGGGCCGCGACCGTCACCGCGGAGGTCGCGGCGCACCATGTGACCGTCACCACCGACGGGGCCGACATCTGGTTCACGACCGACGGGTCCGCCCCCAAAGTGGGGTTCGTCGCCCGTAACGCCCGGGCGACCGTCCACCGGCCGGGAGTCGCGGTCGTGGCCGCACCCGACCTGTCGACGACCGTGCGGATGGTGTCGGCCGGATCGCCCCGCTACACGGTGACGTTCGACCCGCCGGAGCCGGCCGCTCCGGCGCCACCCCCGCCGTTCGTCATCGACGAGGTTCTGTTCCGCGCCGAAGACGGCGAGGTGCGACGGGTCACCCTCGACGAGGACGGTGCGCTGATCACCGAGCCGCTGGACGAGGAGTCCTGACATGCCCCGATGGAAGGCCGCGTCGGCGACGCACGCCCACCGTCACCGCCCCGGCGGCGAAGACCCGATCAGCCCCGCCGACATCGGCGCCGCCACCCAGGACCACACCCATCCGCCCGTCGAACCGTCGCCGGCTCCGTCCCGGCCGGCGCCGCCACCCGTACCTGTTGACCTGGACCCCATCCACGAAGCGATTGCCGCCCTGCGCGCCGACGTGACCGCCCTGCAAGCCGACCGTGCCGGCCGGGATCTCGACACCAGGGTCGGCGCCGCCGAAGCGGCACTGGGCGCCATCCAGGCCGACCTGGCCGCCCACAAGGCCACGAAGGCCGGACAGGCCCACAAGGTCCTGAGAGCCTCCAGTCGCTCCTCACAGAGACCGTCACGGTCGTCCGCCGCGCCTACGACGCCATCGACGCCTACGGCAATCCGCAGCCCGGTACGGAAACGTCGGTCTCCTATCCGGCCCGTGTCGAGCAGCTTTCGTCGGAGGAGACGAACACCGACCGGGACACGGTCGTGGCCCGCTGGCGCATGTTCCTCCCCGCCGATGCCGACATCACCCCGTTCGACCGGGTCGAATCCGCCGGGCGGGTCTTCGAAGTCGACGGCGACCCGATCGAGCGGCGTGCCCCCCGCGGGACCCATCACCTCGAGGTCGAACTGCGGAGGGTCACCTGAATGGACGCCGTCTACGTCGTGAAACGTGACGTCCACAACGACGAGCTCCGCTACAGCCTCCGCAGCCTGGCCGCCCACGTCGCTCACGACAACGTGTGGCTGGCCGGGTTCCGTCCCCCGTGGACGGTCGGCGTGCATCACATCGACGTCGCCCAGGACGACACCAAGTACCGGAACTCGACGGCGAATCTGCGGGCCGCCTGTGAACATCCCGACGTGTCCGACCCGTTCCTGCTCATGAACGACGATTTCTTCGTCATGCATCCGGTGGCCGGGCCCCCGATGTTGCACCGTGGGCCGGTCTCCGTCGTCGTCGACTACTACCGGCGCCGCTACGGCCCGTCCCGCCAGTATCTCCGGGGGATGGTCGCCACCTCGGATCTCCTCCACCGGCTCGGGATCCCCGACCCGCTGTCGTACGAGCTGCACCTCCCGATCGTGATCCACAAGGCCCCGATGCTCGCCGCTCTCACCCTCGGCGCCGACATTCCCGTGCTCCACAAACGGACCCTGTACGGCAACCTGAGCGGCGCTGGCGGCGACTTCTCCCACGACGTGAAGGTTCGCACCGTCCACGACCAGTGGGACCCGTCGTGGCCGTTCCTGTCGACGTCCCGGCCGACGTTCCACCGCGCCCCGGTCGGACATCACATCCGCGCCGTGTTCGATGCTCCCGGCCCGTACGAGACGGCACCAGCCGAACTGGTCGAGATGGCCGGCTGAGATGGCCCTCACCGTCCTTCCCGACGCCGAACTGGTCGCCACCGCCTGGCTCCGATCCCACACGGACATCCCCGACATCCCGATCGGTACCGAAATCCCCGCCGATCCGACGTTCCCGGTCGTGCGGGTCGTCCGCGTCGGCGGCACCCCCGCCGTCGCCGGCTGGCTCGACGTGGCCCGCCTCCAGATCGACGTGTACCACACCACCAAGCAGGCCGCCCAGAACCTCGCCCGTCTCGTCCAGGCCGCCCTCGACGACCTGCCCGGCACCCGGCCCGCCGCGGTTGTCACCGCCGTCGAACCGGGCGTCTTCTACTGGAACCCGGACCCGCCGACCGGCCGTCCGGCCTACACCTTCGATGTTCTCGTCTACCTCCACCCGATCCCATGAACCAAAGGAGTGAACTGTGGCCCTGACCGCAGAGGAAGTTTTCATCGCCGGAACCGGCCACGTGTACGTCGCTCCGGTCGGCACCACCGCCCCGACCGACACCGCCGCCGCCTGGGCGGCCGGCTGGGCCGAACTCGGGTTCACCGACGACAGCGGCGTCGCCATCACCCCGGGCCGGACCATCACCGACATTCCCGCCTGGCAGTCACGCTATCCGGTCCGTCGGCTCGTGACCGCCGAAACGTTCGACGCCGCCTTCTCGTTGCTGCAGTGGAACGAGGACACCATCAGCCTCGCGTTCGGGGGTGGCACCTGGGACGGCGACGTCTACACCCCGCCGGCCGCCGGGTCGATCGACGAACGGGCCCTCGGGATCGAAGCGGTCGACGGCGACAAGACGACCCGGATCATCATTCCCCGCGGGATGATCACGACCGTCGGCGCGATCAACATGGTCAAAACGGGCGGCAACCCGATCCCACTCACGTTCTCCGCGCTCGGCACCGAAGGCGAAGACCCGTTCACGATCATCGCCGACTGGGTCGACGTGTCCTGATGGGAGAACCGTTCGACCTGGACGCGGTGCGGGCCGCCCGCCAGGAAGCGCTCGGCGAACCGCCCATGTTCATCTTCGGCGGCCAGAAGTTCGTCTGTCCCGTCGAACTCCCTGCCGAGTTCGTCTACCTCGTCCACGACGGCAAAGCGGCGATGCGC